TATGATTACACGTGAACTACCCCTATAAAAATATATAAATCCACATGCACAAAAAAAGGCTTTTTACAGCCTTTTTTGTTCTTTGTTGATATATCGAGATATTTCTTTTTATAAAAATTTTGGGCGAATTTTGGGGCGGAAATATCATTAAAAAATCCCTTAAAACGCTCGACTTTCTCGGTTTACCGTGATGTAATATAATCAAGATAAGGAAAGGAGGTGATAAAATTGAACAAAGAAGATTGGCTTAGGTTGCTGGAAAAGGCGATAGACAATATCCCTGAAACAGTAACAGCTGTCGCAAGTCTGGTGACCGCAATAACGGTCGCAAGGCAAAACAAAAAGCGTAAACCCAAGTTCCGGCAAAAGAAAAGGTAAACGCTAAGAGGTAGGGGCGAAAGCCCCTCACACCTCTATTTTATCAAATGAAAAGAGGAAAAGCAATGGTTAGTGCAATAGCTATTTTTATAATTGTGATCAATGTATATATCTATCTAAAAAATAAAAAGGACAAATAATATGAGAAAAGTTATTCAAGAATTATTAGACAGTTCGATGTCTACATCTGCTATTTCGCAAGGCGCTGGAGTTCCCTGGACTACTGTTTCTGACCTTAGAAAAGGAAAAACAAGCATGGACAAAATGGCCCTTCTCACAGCAGAAAAACTTTATGAATTTGCTACAGCTAATAAGCAGTGATTTCGGTCACTGTTTTTATTTTTGACAAATTTTTTTGAAAAAAGGAAAAACTTTATCAAAATCATTGATAAACTCCAACTTTAGTTGTATAATAGATACATAAGGTTAAGGAGGAAACCTTAGACAAGGAAACTAGTAGAAAGGAAAACAAAATGGCTAAACAAATGAAAAAATGGTTATCTAAGATAAAAGAAGTAACTCTCACAATCAACCTCATCTTTATCAAGATAACCATCAAATTCTAAGGGGACGGGGCGAAAGCCCCAACCCTGTTTAGTTGTATTGTAACATACAAAGGGGTAAAAGACAATGGTTAAAACGCTTTTTCATAAAAAATTAAAACATAGTGAAATTACAATCAAGACAACTACTTGGAAAGAAAAGCTTGAGATACTAGTCGGGCTTGCTTTGCTTGCTCTTATCATTTGGTATTTTATGAGGTGATATATGTCAGTAGATATTGAAGCTATCCGCTGGCTTTTAGAGAACGCCACAGCCTATGCTATCAGCAAAAACTGTGGCGTATCTACTCAAGCCGTGGACAAATATAAAAATGGTGTATCAGATATTATGAATATGCGTCTCAAGCACGCTATCAGCATGACCGTTTATGCCCATACACTACAGAAGGAACAGTGAGCACTTCACTGTTCTTTTTTATCGTCAAGCGCAAATTCGCCGCCCAAACCCTTGATACTATCGATTTTGTTGACGTCAACAAGATGCTTTCAAGTGAAAATCAAGCGTATTTCAAGCAAACAAAAAAACCGCAAGCGTGAGCCTGCGGTTTAGTGTAATCTATTTTGCTTTCTAGTAAATTTAGTCTACAGTACCCCATAGAGTGATACGGTTGCCTGCTTCGTCGGTTTGTCCGATAGCCATATAGTTACGGTTGCCAGACGCACCAATAAAACTGATCCAGCGGTAGCCATTAGCTGAGCCTTTAGAGTCGTAATGGACGGTTTCGCCTGGTTCATATACTGCCACGATTTCGCCCGTCAAATTTGGCGCACGGCGGACATTAATAGAGCCTTCGCCTACAGTGAATGTCCCATCCTCTTCCTCAAGGGTAATCTCGTCAGTTGTTGGCTCTGTCTCAACTTCTGAGACGTCGTCTGTGCTGTCATCATACGGAGGCACGATATAACCAACGATTTCCCCAACCGTTCGCTCATGATAACGAGCAGGGCCACCGACTTCCAAATAGTCCCAGTTTCCATCGATATTCTGCTCAATGGTCTTGATGGTCAAGCCGTCGCTGTTTTCGATGACTAGACCTGTATGTCCATAGTTGACCCCGTCGCCAGCCACAAAACTCTTAACGAAAATCCAGCCAGCCTCAGGATAAGCAACGTCATAACGAACGTCCACTCCCTGACTTTCAGCTGACTCAAGCAGGTCATAGGCATTGCCCCAAAGGCTAGTACCAAAGAATTGACGCATGATGTAACATGGCAAATCTGCGCACTGCGTACCATAAGCCCCATCGTTGTCCACGCCTATTCCACTATTTGCCAGATTATAAGCAAACTGCAACACTTCTTTCTTGCTTGTCATAATTTATCCTTTCTTTGGTTTATCGTACTCCATCGCTTGGTTGCTGTCACCAATACCCGCTGTTGTTGGGTCAGTTACAACGCCCAGCAATGCTAAAAGCGCAAACAAAACATTGATAAAGACAAGAATTTTGTCAACTAACTCTCCAAACTCCAGCTGGATATTAAAGATTCCAAAAAATGCCTGAAAAACCAAAGCTACAGCTGGTATAACAGTCATTATAAAATTTTTATTCGCAAAGCGAACACCCCAATTTATTCTCTTCATTTTATTTCCTTTCTTTAAACATTGCCTTCAATTCCCTGACATCTTCCGTCAGGCTTTTCATTTGTTCGGTCATAGCCACTAAAGCCTGATTTTGCTTATCGTGGTCATCTAGTCGGCGTGTGTGCTCCTTGATAGTCTGCTCCAAAAAGGAGATTTTCAGCTCAAGAGTATTGATCTTTGTAGCTTGTTCGATACTCTTTGCCTTTAGCACATTGTAGAAACCATAGACAGTAATGACAAAGCCTACAATAGTGATCAACGCTTGATACTCAGGTTTCAAATGTTACCCCTCCTTATTCTTTGGTAAGCTCTGCTAGGATTTCGTCGTCTTCAACCATGAGGGCGATTTGTTGTTTTACCTTAGTCTTTAGCACTTTAGGCACTCTTGCGAACGGGTAAATCCCAGCTACTACGTTTACTGCATATAATTTGATCATCATGTCTTTTCCTCTTTTCAATTCTTCTTTAAAATCACTGAATTTCAGTGGTACCAGTTTCAGCAAGGTCTTCATCTGTTAATAACCCCTTTTCATTTAGTTTGAAAATTACGCTCATTAGCGTAACCTGAGCCATTTGTGACTGTGTTTTTTGGGTGGTCATTTGTGACTCCATTGCTGCGATAATTTGATTAACTTTCTCTATCAATTTGTCATATTCAGCAATTTTCTCACCTAACGTGTTGAACTTCTCATTTTCAGCACGTTGTGGGAAATTTTCCTGATACAAAACTTCAAGAGCCATTTCAAACAACTCTGTATTTGACAAACCGATTTTGTCAGCTGGCAAAAAGACAGGTACATAAGCACCGCCTGAGTTTACCAGCGTGACTTTGGTGGTGGACGCTGTTCCGCTTGCGTCGTATTCTTGTGATTTTGAGCCATATTCTAATTTCATACTTTCTCCTTTAAATTTTGAAAGATACATTGTCAAAGTTAAGCCATTTAGAGTCTACGTTATGCTTTATTACCACATTCCCACTTGGGTAAATAGCAATAACTGCCGAGTTGAAATCATTGTTTAAGACAGATTTAAACAATGTTGTTGTCGGACGAAATCCTTCAGGCAAATTAAACAACAAGGTTTCTCTGCTCGTTTTTCCGTTTCGACAAGATCCTTGAAAATAAACAATCCCATCAAATGTTTTTGAAAACTGGACTGCCTCATAGTCAGGATGTTTATTCCACCCATTTTGTAAATTGGTATTTTGCCAAGCTGTTGGACTGCTGTCTGTCTTTAACAAGACTTCATTTTTCACTGCATACTCAACCCATGGTGTCCAATTTCCTCCCTGACGAGTACGAGTAAACATCTTCCCAGTTCCCTTTTGGATCAGATTTTGACATAGGTAGCTATCACTTTCTGAATAGACAGCAGCATAAAACTGCCCACCACTAGTGAACGGACCATTTTTAGGGGAATTACAGGAGAAAAATTCATTTTTCGTTCTAGTGTTTAAATCGACTGAACCATCCTTGTTATAAGGTGAGCGTCCGTCGTTGCTTGTGAGTCTATGTTGTTGTATAGGCTGGTCATTAGCGTAGATGTCCCCTTTAACATCAAGAGCGCCACGCTCTCTGATTTTGTTGACCCCAACCCCTGAGCGGTCGTAAGACAAAACTACGCTCTCTGTGGGCACGTTGACCATGAACTCTGTCCTAGTGAATTTGTCCTCGATCGTTCCGATTACAACCCACGACTGATTAGCTAGATAATTGCCAGCTAGATTAGCCTGAGAATTGACCAGGTTTGAAATACTCGTCCAGGATCCAGTCGCTGGTCCATTGTCAACTGTGTAAGAGTTAGTCCCAAGCCTTGCAACTTTGAAAGTCAAGGTCATTGAGTTCTTTTGACTTCCTGATACAGTCAGAGGGGCGATTTTGGCATTTCGTGTGACTGTTAGGGTGCTAGAGGTTGAGCCTGTCCTTGCAATGCTAAAGCTAAGAGCAGGAGCAAAATACTCAAGCACTGTGACAGAAATCTCTCTGGCATCGGACCATCGACCACGGCTATCAGACACGCTCGCTCTGATTTTGATTGTGCCGTGATAATTCATAATGCCCAGGCTCCCCCCGTTTGAGCTCGTGGATTGGTTTTTGCCGACGATTTCAGCATAATATCCAGTGATAGACGAGCCATAAGAACCGACTGCACCATTAAATGCAACCTTGATGTTAGAGATTACCTGAATGAACGTATTCCCGTTTGGGATAAGATTTTGAGCTGCACCGTTTAGGTCAGACAATGAAACCCCTGTAAATGTAGGCTTGACATTCGCTGGCACGCTAGCCGTGAATGTAGTGGACTGCGTTCCTGTCTTAGTAGAGCCTGAATAGGTATCTACGTAGACAGTGACTGTCCCACTAGCAGAGTTTGGGATGTCGTTTGCAAAGTCAAGAGGGATCGTCCACGTTGTAGATGTGTCTACATTCGTTGCAATCGTCCCTGACTTGCCAGCCCAAGCATAGCGCACTGTGTGCTTAAAGCTGGAGCTCTGACGGTTGATGTTGATAGTAACCGCACTACCAATAACACCAGCGCTCACGCTTACAGAGCTAGATCGTGGGATAGTCGTTAGGCTGAGGCTTGCTGATACTGTGATAGTCCCATGCAGGCCGTTATTCGGATTGAATGTACAAGAGATAGGGAGCGTCTTCGAACCATCTGCATTGTGGTTGATTGTGCTTGAGCCACTAGCAAGCGTGTACTCCTCGCCTGAAGTATGCCATGTTGGACGGCTACTATGCACATTTTGGCCATCTAAGCTAAGGGACAGCGTACTGTCTCCTTGGTGGTTAAATGTGTAATAACCACCTGTACGACTAACTGTCATCCGCCACCAAACTGTCGTAGTGTTAGCTGCGATATTCTGAGAGCCTTGATCAATGTAGACATTGAGATACAAGCTCCCGCTTGAATTACTAAACTTTGCCATACTTCCTCCTATCCTACGTATCTGATGACATTCATGTCAGGGTTGAGATGGTACTGCTCTTCTCTGAATCGCCCGATTTGGATTGTCTTAGAGAAAATCCCGTTCTCAATGTGGATAACACCCTGACTGATATACATGACTTCCACCCCTGCTGAGTACATTGAAATTCGTCCGTTTGGATTGAACATCATGCTAGAGCTACCATCATTCTTACCAATCACAAGCCCCTCATTACTAGAGCTCATGTAAGTATCAATGAAATTCCAACGGTCAGACAATTCTCCAAGATCCTTAGCGATAGTAGAAACACGCTGACTAGCTGCAATCAAATCTTTTTCAGCCTGAGCTCTTGCTTGGTCATTAGCCTTGACATAGTCTTGATAGGCTTTGAGCCAGTTATCAAGGGTGGCAGCACTAGCCTTAGCCTCTAACTCAGCTTGGATAATTCCAGCTTTCTCATTCAAAGCGTTCAGTTGCTCCTGAGTCAGCCCCTGGTCGGCTTTAGAGTTGATGTCCGCTTGCACATCCTCGGGAGCTTCTGAGAAATCTGTTGAGACTGTTCCGACCTCTACCTTAGGAAAAGCAATCCAAACGGTGG